ATTGGGAACTTGGATTAAGGAGTTAGATATGCCCTGGTACGTGTGGTTTGGATTTGGGTGGATTGTGGGGGCCATATGCGCGTGGAGTGGATATCTGTTGTTGGACTGGCTGTTAGACCATACAGGGCAACAGTAAAATACAATGCAATCCGAAGAAATAATGTAGATAATGGATGGACTTAAGATATATCGTTGGTTCGCTCGAAGATGCATTTGTTTTATATGGTACTTTCTCTGTCATTTACTCTGGTAGAGCAGAATCAGAGCTAGAGCGTGGACAATATTTGATTGTCCACAAAATTGATGGGACGCTGTTGGTGCACGGTAGCACGAACATCACAGCTAGAAATTATCAAGGACCGGGAAGTAAGCTAGAGGTCGTTGATAACTCTCTTATATCACATAACAAGAGTGGTGAATCTCTGACCATTATTATCCATAGAATTAGTAATGTTTTGAGACCGGTCGCTTGGTCAAGGACCAAGATTAAGTTATCTAAAAGTGAGCGGGATCTGGTGAATAAGATCATAGCCGAAATGGATAAGTATATCCCTAATAGTGCTTTGATTTCAATTGAACATCAGACACGTGTTGGTCCGATAGATATCTACGTTGTTGATATAAACAATCAAGAACACGTTATCGAGGTGAAGCGCGGTAAAGCTTCACTAGCTAGCGGAAGCCAACTGGCGAGATATCTCGGAGCGTTCCCGAAAGCTGTTGGATATTTGATGTCTCCGAACATTAGTAAAAACGCAGAGATATGGTGTCAAGAGCACAATATCAAATATGTGCGAGTGGAACACTAAGATTTGGTAAGCAGCGGCGTGTAACCCAATAATAGATATTCGGCACTTGGCTTTTCTGGTTGTCGATGTGAATACCAAATTACCAGGTAGCCCATGCGGCCAAGTATCAATTGCTCTAGATTAGCATACATAGTCAGACGTTCTAACGTATCTGCTGCGTTCTTGGCACCGGGCTGGATACCGAGATACGCTGCAGCTACTTGTCGAAACGGCTCGTAAGGTAGCCGGTCTTCTTCTCTCTGCCCACCTCCAAACGTAGCCAACAACACCCTGGCCATCACTAGCTTCTTGGTGTGGTCGTCTATGGCGCTCTCGAATGTTGTTTTGAACTCTTTCAGGTTGGTTTTCATAAGGAAGTTGAATAAAAACCAATCTGTAACTGGCTCTCCAGCAATGTACTCACCGTGATTGTAGAAAGTGTGATAGGTCGCTAACACTTCGATAGGATACAGAATATTAGCCCATTTTTCTGGCGACATATCGGACAGTAAGCCCACCGCGTAGCTTATTTCTTTTTCGATATCGATCCCTAGGATATTTGCGCCAGCGTAGGACATCTTTACTATTCTTGTCGCTAGGTCGCGTAGCCAGTCGTGTCCGTCAGATTGGACGCTTTCGCCAACTTGTATAATTGGCTTTGGTGGGTCGGCTTGCTGATATTTCTTCAGTTGGTATAGTATAGACATATTTTTCTCCAAAGATAGAATACCCAGCATAATTTTAACAAATCTAATTTCGAATCAAAACTATCACGTAGGCTTCGAAGATTGGAATCCAGATACAGGAGCGTCACAGTGGATAAGATCAAGCAGCTGTTGCAGAAATGTGGTATGTCAGATGAGGCTTCTGCGCAAATATGCGAAGCGCTCGACAACCACGCAAATGAGCTGAAGTCGCAGTCCGAAACCGAGTTTCAGCAGCGCTTGGCAAAGGCCAAGAAGGTATGCTTCGAGGAAGTTGAGACCCATAAGGCCGAACTTTCTCGTCGCGTGCAGATCTTCTTGGAAGCCAAGAACGTCGCCATCGACGAACTCATCACGCGGCAAATGGCTAATCGGGAAACTGAGGCCGTCGCCAAGCTCGAAAAGATATACGCTCTCCTTGAGGGCATCGAGCTCAATGGCGGGTCAAACAGTGAACTGAATGCCGAACTTGCGAAGTTCAAAAAGCTCGCGGGGCGTTTGGTCGAAGAGCGGAATAAGGCTACCCAGAAGGCGCAACGATGCGTCTCCATCTCCGAGCGAGTTCTCCGGCGCAATCGCCAGCTCGAGAAGGTGGTTACAGAAGGTGTGGGCCAGCCAACTGCAACCGAAAAGCCCAAGCGGCTGGACGGCTCGCGTAGCAACGGCTCACGCCAAACTACCCAGCGGACGCTCAAAGAGAACGTCGAGCGTGCACCAGCCACGACTCCACAGGCAATCTCAGTCGCCACTATGACGGCTCCCCGATCGCCACAGGAAATCGCGGCCTTCGTTGAGGAAACGGTCTAACTCCATCGCAACTCCATCGCAACTTTATTCCGCATTAGCGGGAGGAATCTACTCATGTTAGCCACACGCCAAAACAAGCAGCGAGCCCCGCAAGCTCGCCCACAAGCTCGCTCACAACAGCATCTGACCGAATCGCGTCGCCCCGCCGGCCGTATGATCACCGAAGCCACTGATCCCCATCACGCTTCAGTGCTGTACGAGTCCCGCAAGAACGCACTCGTCAAGCGTTGGTCCCCAGTGCTATCCAAGTGCCGCGAAGTCTCAGCGAAAAAGCTCGGACTTATGGCTGCCATCTTCGAGAACCAGTACAAGCACTGGAATCCCGAAGGTCGCTCGATCCTCTTTGAGGACCAGACCACCACAGCGAACATCGCCGACTTCACCAGATTCGCACTGCCGCTGCTCCGCAAGAGCTATCCCCGGCTCATCGCGGACAACCTCGTGGGCGTCCAACCCATGAGCCAGCCCGCCAGCTTGATCTTCTACATTCGCTATCGTTACGCCATGACCAAGGGTCAGACGATTGCCGGCACGCAGATCATGCGGCAAAGCACCGCCCAGGCGTACGCACGCCAAAACGGGTGGGCGTTGGACCCATACTACTCTTCGCAAGAAGTGCACGGCGAAGACGCAACCATCAACCCCGGCATGCACGTCGTTACGCAGACGCTGGCCCACCGTCCAGTGCTCGCCGGCACGGTCGTGGTTGAGGTATTCCTCACCGCCGATCTCGCCGCCGACTGCTTGAATCCCGTTCCCTGCCTCCGCGTCGGCTTCGACGCTGCAGGCGCTCCGGATGTGGTGGTCGTGGGTGATTGCAGCGGCACCCTTGGCACGATCTCAATCGACGAGAGCTTGTCGAGCTTCGACCATGCGACGGGTGCTGTCACCGTCACACTAGCTGGTGCTCAAGCCCTTCCGGCCGACGCTACCGCTCGTGTCAACTACGAGTATGACCTGGAAGCCAACCCCTTCCAGCCCGAAGTCACGCTCAGTATCGACAGTGATAGTGTGGCAGCTGTCACACGGAAGCTGAAGACCAGCTGGTCTCTCGAAGCGGCCCAAGACCTCAAGTCCGTTCACAACATCGATGCCGAATCCACCTTGACCGACCTGATGGCCGACGAGATGGTTGCGGAAATCGACCGTGAAATCATCAACGACTTGATCATCGCGGCTGCCATCCGTGCCGATCACAACTTCGCCACGGCTGCTGGGGCATCGGTGAACTTCACCGACCGCAACATCGCTTTGCTCTACAAGGTGCTCGAAGTCAGCAACATCATCCACCGGACGACCTTGCGTGGTCCAGCCAACTGGATGGTGACCTCAGCCGACCTCAGCTCCAAGTTCGAGCAGCTGAACGACTTCCGGTCCAGCGATGCTTTCGTCCAAGAGGGTGTGGACATCGGCATTATGAACGCCGGAACCATCCAAGGCAAGTTGCGGCTGTACAAGGACCCGTTGTTCCCGAACTGCAAGATCCTCTTGGGCTTCAAGGGATCAAGCGTTCTGGACGCCGGCTACTTCTACGCCCCGTACATTCCGCTGTTGAGCACCCCGACCGTGCTCGACCCGAATGCTCATACGCCTTCCAAGGGCATCATGACGCGGTATGGGAAGAAACTGATTGAAGACGGCGGTCTTTACTACGCGACCATAACAGTGACAAATCTCTAACTCGTCTACGACGGTTCTGAGGTTGGTCCACTGCGAAAGCACTGAGCCGGGTGAGAATAGTTTTCACCCGGCTCTTTTCGTTTATGTGTATATTTTATGTTCAATAGAAATCTCCGGTGTTGATTCTGAACGATATTGATTTGGCTATCAAAGATATTATGACGCGATACAACGTAAAGCTGATTTAGGCTTTATTTTATATGTATTTTATAATTATGCCAACACCAATTCCTATTAAAGACCAATTTTCCGAACAACAAAAACAAGAGGCTGAATTACTATTTAATAGTGGTGCTACCCACGATGAAATTGCCAAGGCATTTTTGGTTTCTAGAAGAACAATAATGAAATTATGTAAGAGTTTGGGCCTTAGAAGAAATCACAAAGAGGCTCAACAAAATCATAAATCCGATCTTGATACACCAGAGACTATTGCATTAATACAGTCATTGAGGAACACCTGTTCTTTACGAGAAATTGCAGAAAAGATACAGTCATCTAGTAGCTCGGTTGATAGAATTTGTAATAAGTATAATATTATAATTACCAGGGAAGAGTTCCAAAAATCGCAATCTAACCGGATGATAGCTGCTTGGACACCAGAAAAAAGAGAAGCGTGCAAAATCAAAACGAGGGAAATATTACAGACACGTCCGGAAATCATCGAGAGAATTCGCAAATCGTCATTAGATTTATGGGCATCACCGGAGTATCGACTCAATCAAGTTAGAGTACAAAAGGAAATTTGGAATTCCCCAGAAAGACTTAAACAACTAGCAGAATTCAGAGGCAATCAACAAGGAAAGCTATCAAGCCTACAAGCGATTTTATATTCTATATTGCACGATCTTGGTGCGGTTTTTTATCGCGAGCATGCAGATGGTCCATCAGATTCACAATGCATTATTGGTCCTTATAATTTCGATTGTGTAGTTCCGCGAGAAAATCGAACAACTCTATTAATAGAATGTCAAGGGGACTATTGGCATTCGCTTGAACGGCACATAAGATTGGATCAATCGAAAGCTACGTATATTTCGAACAATTTTTCCGCTCAATATGAATTAAAATATCTATGGGAACATGAATTCAAATGTTTTGAACGCGTGCATGAGACTATCAAGTATTGGCTTGGTCTAACTGGTGTGGATATTGTTGATTTTGAATTTGATGATATCAGTATCAAAAATTGCGAAGCAAAAGATTATAAACTATTGTTATCTAAATATCATTATTTAGCAAATGCTGGTCGTGGTGGATTGGCATTTGGTGCTTATTTGAATAATGAATTGGTTGCTGTTTGTGTTTTTTCTCCGCTTAGTAGGCAGAACATTCAAATCGATGACATTCCTAAGGACAATACGAGAGAACTTAGTAGATTATGCATTCACCCCAAATATCAGAAATATAATTTTGCTAGCTGGTTTGTTAGTAGATGTATTAAGCTATTACCAACTAATACAACTTGTATTGTTAGTTATTGCGATACAACCTTCAATCACCATGGTGCTATTTATCGCGCTTTGAACTTTAAAGAAGACAAGGTGGTTAAACCAGATTACTGGTATGTTAACGAAGCTGGTTGGGTAATGCACAAAAAGAGGATGTATGACCATGCCACTAAGCTAGAAAAGACGGAAGTTGATTATGCTGAATCTAGGGGATATAAGAGGGTTTATGGTTCAGAGAAATTGCGATTTGTGTTTAAGAGATTGGCGGCTCGTACTGGCCGCTCTTGAACGCGCCAAACAATTACAAGCGGAAGGAATCGTGCTACCTTAGCACCTGTTTACTCTCACTCGTCGGAGGAATTATTATGAAGAAGGTTATGGAGAAGCATGAGTGGATTCAGTCCATTTTGGAGGCGGCACACGGTGGTGAGAAGCGTGAATTCGGGGGACAGGAGTTGTATACGCTTCAGGCAATTGCTTTGCTAGAGAAAAGGTTCAAAAGGAAGTTCTGTGCATATCCAGGGTATCTTTCTATTGATTTTTATTCAGAGGATGAAATGTTTAGCGCTGAGGTTAAGCGCTCGACTTGGTTGCCGAAAGCCTTGAATAGGACGTCTGGTGGTTGTGCGATAAGTTGGACGAAGTATGAGGCGGCTATTATAGCTGCTAAGTTTCATAATGATTTCTTTTTTGTGCAGATTTTTAATGACAGTAAGGTTTATTTTTTGCGCCTTTCGGAGCTTCGTAAGCTGTTGTTTGAAAAGCGTTTCAAGTATAAGAAAATCGATGGTGACGACTGCTGGTGCATACCCACGGATGCATGGACTTTTCTTGGTGTGATTAAGTACAAGTTCGATGAGGAAGCTACGAAATCACGGTAGGTCTAGAATGCTGATGCTGTCTTCACTCGGCTCTTTTGTAGCTAGTTAAGTATTAGCCCTTGTCGTGCTAGAATAGGTGTAAAGACAACATCCCATTGTGTTGATTGTATGTGGATCAGAACGGTAGTTAGACTTGGTGGCTCTTTTCCAAAGGAGAATGAAGATGAAAATCAATCGTGAACACGGACTTGGACTGAATAACGGAGATATTACTATGAAGGATTGCGGTACTTGTTCACTTTGTTGTAAAACGTGTGGAATTACTGTCTCTGTAGAGAAGACTAATCCTGTAGTAGATATTTGGAAGTTTGATAAATTTGAAGGCTATAACAAGGAGAAAATAGCTGAGGAGACAGGTTTAGATCCTGATACGCTACCAGATGCTATACCATCAG